CACCATGTAATGCTGTATCTAATTGCAAAGTAAAAAGTTCAATAATCGCTGAAGGGTTTATTTTTTGAACTTCACTGAAAACAGGACCAGTACTCATGGTTCAAACACCTCTCTGAACGTAGCCTGTATCGTAGCTCTGTTTAAATATGGTATTGACTTGCTCCATGTTTCACAAACAAACTGAGAAGAACTTGCCTCTCCTGGTGGTGTAAAAGTAAAACTGGCACTATCATTTGCTCTCGCATCCAAAAAGTTTTCTATGGTATCTGCACTTGATACACCTGTATTATTAAAATTATCAGATTCAGATACTTCAAAAGTAAAATTAAATATTTTTGGATTTTGGTGTTCTGCTAATCCAAATAAAATTCTGTGTTCAAACCCATCAGCAAAACGTACTGTTCTAGTTTTTGGTGCGGATCTTTTCTGCTGTCCATATTTAGGAGCAATAGAAGGAAAGGTAGCCATTATGCAAGTAAACCTCCAGGTCTTTTCTGTTGTAATATTTCAGATTGTACTGCTGCTGAGATAACACGACCAAGTTCTCTACCACCTTGTTCATCACCTTCAACATTCGATCCAGAGGCATCTACATTTACAACCACATTAGTTGAACTTCCAAGAGCACTATTAGGAGATACTGTACCACTCACACCTGGAGTAAACAATTCTGGACCTTGCTCTCCTACAATATAAGACTTTCCACCTTTTGCTCTTCCTCCTGTAGATAAAAAACCTCCAAATAAATTTCCAAATAAACCCATACCTTTAGTCATACTTCCACCTGCATTACCAAAGAAAGCCATATTAAACGCAGCATCTATCATTTTATTAAGAACACTACTTAATACGTCATTCAAAGTGGACGTTCCACGAATTAATCCTTGTATTCCATCGGCTAAATCTGTAGCTATATTTGTCGTTAAATCTTTGAACGCATCTCTTACTAATTCTGCATTTTTAACAAGTTGTTCTGCCTCTTGATTTTGTGCAATAAGTTGTTTTATGTCTATTTCTCCGTTCTTTATCTTTTCTAACTCTGCCTCTGAAGCTGACTCTTTAAATTCTGCAATTTGTTTTTCTAATTCTGCCTGTTGAAAACCTACTTCTAATATTCTTTCGTAATGTTCTGTTTGTTTTACAAGTTTTTCTAACTTAGTTTTTTCTAAATTAACGTCAAATGGCCCACCACTTCCAGTTTCATCTCCTCCAGTATCCATACCTAAAAATCCTGGTAAATTTTTCTGTACTATTTTTTTAGATTCTTCATTCAAAACTCTAAAGTAAGCATCTGAAGCTGGTCCTGGTTTTGTAGGGTCAAATAGCCTACCACCAAACAACTGATTTGGATTTACTTCTCTTGCAGCTTTTGTTGCTTTCTTTTCGGCTTCTCTAAAAGCTGACATATCCAGTTCTTTTGCTTTTACTCTTATTCGTACTGCACCAATCGAATCTACAAATTTAGTTGCTAAATCAATAATAGTCAGAAATGCAGGAGCTAAATCAGCTTGTATCTTAAGAACTAACTTTGCAGTTGCATCATCTAGTGCGTCAAAAGAACTATCTAATTTTTTCAAATTATCTACACCTAATGTTCCGATGGTTTTTGCAAATTCCTTTTGTACTAATTCTAATGCTTCGGTTTTTCTTCCTGCTTTAATTAATGCTTCTATTTGTCTTTCTGTAGATTCGCTTACCTGAAATCCTGCATCTTTTAATTTCTGTAAACCTTCTGTTGGATCTTTTAACGCATTACCTACCTCTCTTGCACTATTGGCAAATTGTGTTGCTGAAGATGCTAAAGCTGTGGCAGCAATAGATCCTGCAAATCCACCACCAGGACTTGCAGCCTCTCCCAACGCACCACCAATTAAACCAGGTATGGCTTGTGTTATACCTCCACCAAATAACAAAGGAAAACCACCACCAATAGCAGCACTTTTGATAACGCTTCCTACACGCTTACTTGCCATCTTTTGTTGCATTTCTCTTTCTCTTTTCATTTTCTTTTCTTCTGCTACTCTTAACTTTGCTAAACGTAAGTTTTCAGCATCTTTTAAATTTAATAACTGTGCTTCATTTACTAAATTCTTTGCGGTTCTAAACTTTCCTTTATTTACTAACTCTTCGGCTTGCCTTAACTTAGCTCGTCTTTTATCTGTATTTAAACCGAATCTATCCAGTTCATTTAATTTATTTCTGGTAGTTTCAATGGATTTTAGTACTGTTAGTTCTCTGCCTCTTTTAAATATTGGATCTTTTTCATTTTTTCTTTTGGCTTCTTTTGTAAATCTTTCTAATTTTTTCTTAAGTGCGTTAAGTTCTTGCTCAAAATTTTGAGCATTTAGCTTTATATTTACTTCGTAAATTGCCTCCGCCATTTAACGTGCTCGTTTTGTTTGTGCTTCTTTTCTTATTTTGTCATATTCTGCCTTTTCTCGCTCATTTTTTATTTCTAAATATGAACTCCAATAAATTAACTCTTCGTGAGTTACCTTTTCTCTAAACTCCTGTATCGTATAACCTAGCTTTTCACATAAGAAAAACTGTAAATACAAATAATTATCTTCACTCAGATGTGCTTTTTGAGTTTACGGTATCTACCTCCTCCGCAGCACCTTGAATCTTAAACATAATATCGGTTAAAACTGTTAGAGGTATTTCTCTTCTTAAGCTGGCACGGTCAGCTTCGCTAAATAACTTGTTACCTTCCTTATCTTCGGCTTTATTTATAAGAACTTGTAAAGAATATTCCAAATTATCAGTTTCATTCGCTTTGTTCATTGCATGAAGAGTCTTATAAATGGTATCTCTATCTGCAATAGTTAGAGGCTTCCAGTATATTTCTAGGATTATCACTCCCTCTTTTTTAATAATGTAACGGCTTACGTTGTCAACGCAAAATGCTTCTTTTAGCTTGTCAATAGCTCTTTTATCAGCCATAAATTAATTTATTTGTACTACTATAATATACCTTAATATTTTTACTTTGTCTTAAACCCAACTGATTGAAAACCCATATTTATGTCATTATTTACAAATCCATCATGTGCTAAATACACCTTTATCCAATTAGGATTGTTGTCTCTTGAGGTTAGTGTATGACCTCTTCTTCCTTTAGTGCCTTTTTTGTGCTGCTCATAAGTTACTGGATTTCCTGCTGTATCAGGCATAGTTGCTCCTGGTCTATTTATAACAAAACCAGCGTATGATGCTTTGTTTCCTATATAAATAGGATTTTTTAACGATCTTGTTAATACTTCTGGTCTGCCTGGAACTCTATTAGTTTGAACAGGATAAAAAGTTTGATCCATAGGTGTACCATCATCTCCACCAGAAATCCTTTGGGCTTTGCTGCCTGGTGGATTACAGTCCACAGCATTGTTATTTGGTCGGTCATTAAATTGACTAGGCAACTGTTTATCTCTATCTTCTTTAAACCTTGAAGAGTCCGTAGGTTGAACTGGACTTGACGATACAACCCAACTTTGAGCAAAATGTCCTGTCCACCACGGACCAGCACTTTGTAAACCAAATATCATGTGTGATGCGGATTCAGCCACGGCTTTTTCGACTTTTGCGTATAAATCGCCAGGTAAATCGGTTATGGGTCGTACTTTTCTAGCCATTTGCACTAAAATTACAGCTTACTACACTTAAAAAGTGACTGTCTGCTTCAGTTATAACAGATGTTGGACCTACTATTTGTGTAACTCTTGGACTGCATGAAAATTTATCAGTATAGTCTGATCTATTTATAGAAGTAAGACCCGTGATAACTAACTCCGATATTGCAGATGCAACAGCAGAACCTCTATTCGGAGGTGTCATTACACCACATCTAACTGAACCCTGATAATAAGTCTGTGCTGCTCCTTGAGGCTGTGCAGTAGCCTGAGTAAAGTTAATATTTACCATTACATATTTTTTATTCTTTCCTGGAGTTGTAAAAGGAGTATTATCGAAAACTACAGTTACAGTTGGATCGGAGTTTGTAACAGCATCTTGTATAGCTGTTTCTATAGCTGCTCTAGCATTTACTAAAGTCATTAAAATACAATCCTCAAACGAAACAGATACTCTTGACCACCTTTTAGTGTCCTAATATCCATAATCTTAGCAAACCTAGTTGATCCAGAAAAAGTTAGTTTTATTTCATCTTGAAGCACAGGTTGACTATCTCCAATTTGATCGGGAGTAATATACAGTCTTGCGGTGTTTTCCTGGAATCCACTTTCTTCGTCTGAATCCACAAACTCTATAGGAGTTTTAAATGTGTACTCAGTATCTACTGTATGGTACTCACCTGTCTCGTTGTTATAACTAGATACTCCTTTTCTTATATAAGTAATCTCGTTATCTAGTGATACTCCTAGTTGGGCAACAACTTGTTTTGCAATACTTCTAAATGCTGAGTCTAGTTGTCCTGCCATTATCCTCTAACCGCCCTAAGTTGGAAAGTTCCTGCCCCACCTAACATATACGCTCCAAGATAGGTTTGTAACCACGGGTAAACGTCCATAATATTATTTATAGCCCCTGATCCCTGACTTTCTGTATTGTACTTAACTTCTATGTCACCTAATTTTACCTCGCTGAAGTTACCGTCTTTTCCAGTTGTATCTGTTATTGCTCCTGTGTCATTTGCCAGTGCTCTTGCTAACTCAAACTGTGCATACTTAATGTTTTGAGGAATAGTAGAACAAGCAAGTTCCACCCCATCAACTTGGTAATTATTTCTAGGAAACTTTAATGCTTGTCCAGAATCACATCTATCTCCATAAAATACAAATCCATCAATCCATCTAGTAGCTGATATTAGTGATCTATTCTTTTGGTCGTCAGTCTTATTTGTCCAAGTGCTTGAGTCTGGAACGGTTTCAAAATAACTGTTAGCTTCAGTCAAAGTGACATAGCTATTAGCATTTGCTCCTTTTATAGTTGCATCTATAGTTGCTGCCACGATTAATAATTTATTTTAGTTTTATTGTAGCGTAAAGAAAAAACCCCACCAATATTTGATGAGGTTTCTTTATGACCGAAATAATACTACTAGGCGATATTAGAAGTATCAAGTGGTGAATTAACAATAATCTCAACAATAGGAATTAGGTCTGCATCGTATGTGATACCCCAGTTATTTGAGTTACCTAATTGAGCGTTTGTTGGGTTGTCAGTAGCAGAAGTCCACTTAGTTCCCATAACATGATAAGCACTATGGTAATCAACAGACATGACATCCTGCTTGGAAAGAATGTTTCTATCTGATTCAATACCTAATGGTGATTGCTCTCCCTCAAGGATTGTGCCTGACTTAATTAAGAAACAACGGAACTCAGTCTGATGACCAGAAGAACCAGGAGCAACTGTATTAACTTGAGAGTCGATAACTACATTCATACCAGCGAATTGACCGATGCTTCTTTCATTAACACCGACACCACCGCCACCCCAAGTTACTGCACCACCAGTTGATAGAGCAGATGTTGAGAATGTAAGCATACCAACCTGATATAGGTAGTAAGCGACAGATGGATGAATTACTAGAGTGTCTAACTCTTCGCCTCTTTCTCCAAGAAGTGATCTTCCTCTTGCAACAGTAGAAGCTGTTAAGAAGTTTGCCTCAACAGCACTTGTTCCAGCTTTTGCCACATCAAGTGAGTTTGCACCTAAAGGACCAGTACCAGAAGCAAATAAACCATCTAATAAACTGAAAAGTCTTGCAGAATTTAGTTTGTTGATAGCATCTGCAATCTGGT